TTAGTTCGACCAGAGGGGGACCACGCGAGCGGACTTCGCTGCGCAGTCGACGTCAACACGTGCGATCAGTTGTCGCAGAACGGACCGGGCCTCGTCAACGCCCAGGGTCCCCCACTCCGCGAGGAGGCTGCTCGCGGCTTGCGACGGCTCCTCAGCACCAGTCACCGCGGCGATCTGCTCCGCCTCGTCAAGACGCTCCGCAAGTGCGGCCCGCTTCCTGAGAATGCTGTCGCGCGCAGCAGCGTATGCCGAGATTGGGACAACGTCCGCGGCAAGTTGCTCTGTCAACCGAGTGAGCTGTGCATCTAGCGACGCCACCTCGCGCGCAAGGCGTTGTGCTTCGAGTCTGCGGGTCGCCCCCGCGTCGGCCGCTTCAGCGACGGCGCGCGCCGCGCCCTCCACGTCGTGAGCGATCGACCGCAACCACTCGACTACCGCCGCCTCGACGACGTGCAGGGTCAGCGACCACGGACCCTTGCCAGAGTGAGGGCCCTTGCCGAGGCTCGTGCACCGGTAGGCAGACCAGGGTGCGCGCGAGCGGGGGTGATGGGTGATGGTGAAGCCCGTCATCGGTGAGCCACAGGCCGCGCAGTGGGCGATGCCGGACAGGAGGTAGCGGCGCTTGCCGTCCCGTCCGGCCGCCCGCCTGGCCCGCTCCCGAAGGAATGCCTGGTAGGTCGCCTCGTCGACGACGCCGTCGTGTGCGCCGGGGTAGGTCTGGCCCCGATAGCTGACGAGGCCGGCGTGCACTGGGGATGTGAGGATCTGGATGACGACGCGATCGTTCCAAGTTTCGCGATGCATCGGCTTCTGGCCAATCTCGTTGAGCCACGCTGCTAGCGAGCGACCACCGGCCCCAGCGAGATACCGGGTGTAGAGCTCGGCGATGACTTCGCCCTTGTCGCCGTCCACCTCCGCGGGCCCTGCCGCAGACCAGCGCCAGCCCCACGGCAGTTTGCCGCCTGGCGGCATGCCACGGGCGACCCGTGAGGCCTGGACCTCCTTCCATTGCTCGCCGATGCGCTCGGACTCGAACGCCGCGAGTTCGGTCATCACTCCGCGGGCGAACCGGCCCGCAGCAGTGACATCGTTCGGCTCTGTCGCAGACTCGATTCGCCCGCCGGCAACGTCGGCGCGGTCGGCCGCCAGGGCCCAGTCCTTGCGTGAGCGAGACAGCCGCGACCAACGCCAGAGGACGACGACGTCCGCCTCGTGCTCCTCGAGCATCGCCATCGCGCGCTGCACCGCAGGCCGCCGCCACGTCCGGCCGGAGATCCCCGGGTCCGCGAGAACGGCGACCACCTGGTACCCCTGCCGGGCGCAGTAGTCACGTCCCGCCGTCTCCTGCAGTTCAAGCGAGATCGACTCCTCGCGGTAGCTCGACTGCCGCAGGTAGAGCACCGCGCGCGGCGGTGCGTCTGGGACCGCTGCGAGCCGGCGCGTCACCGCGAGCCCCGTGGCGTCGGGACGAAGGCGAGGCGGTGCTGAGTACGCCACGCCTCGACCACGTACTGCGCGACCTCGAGTTCACGAGCCAACGTCCCCGCGTCAGGCCCCATCACTCGCTCAGCCTCCGCGTACCGGCCGGGGTCGATCAACAGCCGCGCCGCGTAGGCGTTCGCACGGCGCTCACGGGCGCCTGCGATCCGAGCGTCGTAGTTCAGCCGGTCGCCGTAGTGCACGTGCCCCAACTCGTGCGCGAGCGTCGAGCGCTGCAGCACGCCAGACATCCGCGAGTTGATCGTGATGAGCCGCGGTCCATGCCGGTACTCCCCCCGCCGCAGACCGAGATCGCGCCAGTCGACGCGGATACCTGCTCGGTCAGCGAGCTCCAGCAGTTCGTCCATCAGTACTGTTCGCGCTCCTCGTCCTCACGCTGCCAGTCCGGCGCGTCGTCCGCGGCGTCGGGCAGCTCCTCATACGCCGCATCGGCGACCGCCGCGGGCAGGCGGTAGATGCGTGGCCGGTCCCGTTCCAGCCCACGCTCGGCGGCGGCCAACACCTCGGATGCTTCGACGCCAGCAGCGCCCGCGAGGGCGCTCAGCTCGCCGATGGTCGGCGGCGGCTCCTCAGCTCGCAGGATGATCCCGATCCGATTGGTCGACATGCCCGTGATCTCGGCGAGCTTGCGTCGGCTAAGGCCCGTGCTGTCGAGCTTGTCGACGAGAACCTCTACGACGGCGCGGTCGAGGGGGCGTAGGGGCTTGCCAGTCCGGGCCATGCGCACGACTGTACCCATTTCGGTCCACCCGCCACAAGCAACTTGACACCGAACCCATTTGGGTCCACCGTTTGGCCCATGCCGAACCGAAATGGGTCCACCCTCCTGGACCGCACCGTGGCGGGCGAGGTGCGAGCGGAGATCGCCCGCCATCGAGACGTCAGCGTCTCGCACATCGCCGAGGCGCTCGACATCCGTCGGGCGACGCTCTCGGCCCGCCTCAACGGTCACGTGCCGTTCAGCCCGTCGCTGCTGTCCGACGTCGCCCAGCTGCTCGGAACGAGCGCGTCGGCGCTCACCGCGCGGGCTGAGGCCCTCATCGCGAACAGCGACCGCGCGTCCGCCTGACCCGGCAACCAGGCGAGCCCGCGCAGGAGCGGCCGCTCTCGCCTACCACGATCGATCGGAAGGAACCGTGCCGATGCCCCCCATCCCGACACCGGTGACGCCGCACCGGACGCGCGCCGAGTGCGTCGCCGCGGCCGGTGCCGTCCTCGCGGAGCTCCGGCGGCAGCGCGCGGAGATGCCCGCGACCGAGGTCGCCCGCCGCGCGGCAGCCCGTCCCGGTGGCCTGCCCTACGCCGCGGCCCTCGACCAGGTCCGCGCGTCCCGCGGCCTCCCACAACTCTCCGCCGCGACAACGAGCGGAGCCGCATGAACGCCCGGGCGTCCCGCGCGCTGCCCCACTGACCGGCCCGGCGCACCTTCGCTCCCCCCGAGGTTGCGCCGGGCCCCCGACTCCCCGCTCGTCCCGGCGCCTCCTGCATCGACCGGCCCGATGACCCGGAAGGACCCCACCATGTCCCGCACCACTCGCATCACCCGCCTGCCCGCGGCGACCGACCCGCTCGCGAAGTTCCGCTCGACGCGCGCGACAGCGCGCCGCCGCCACGCGGCCGACGCCGACCTGCTCGGTGCCGCCGAGCGCACCGTCGGTTCGGAGCCCCTCCGTTTCCCGCTGACCGTCGTGAGTACCGCCAAGGCAGCCGCGCTCACCGGCCCGCGGCTGTCCCCGCACAGCAATGCCGTGCGCGAGTTGGCCGCTGCTGCGTGGGGCACGTCGCGGCACGAGCTCGCCGCGAACGGCTCAAGCCCGCACTGGGTGCGCGCGATCCCCGACGCGCAGCGCGTCCTCGAGCAGATGACCGTGTTCCACCTCAACAGCCGTGACGTCGACGCCGCCTACACGGCGGCCGCCGCGCACGAGGTCCTCGACGAGGTCTACGGCCGCATCAGCCGCGAGATGGGCGCCCGCCTGGCCCGCAACGTCTTCGCGATCCACCGCGCGGCCGCCGACGCCACCGACGGGCCGGTGGCGTCGTGATCCCGCACCCGCGCGACCACGCGCCGAACGAGGACCCGCGCCCGCTGACCTCGGAGCAGTGGGCGGACGAGCGCGCCGCCGCGTACCGGTCCGCCCGCAGCCTCGGCGTCGTCGGTGCCATCCTCGTGGGCGTCCTGAGCGCCGTGCTCGTCGTGTCCGTGGTCGTGGGCCTCGCTTCGTCGATGCCGCGGTCCGTGCTCATCGAGCGCGGCCCGACCGTGCTCGGCGTGGCCCTGGCTGCCCTCGCGCTCGCAGGGCTGGCGGTCGCCGCGCGGCGCCGGGGTCGTCGATGAGCCGGCTCCTGGCGGCGGCGCTGCCTGTCGCCGCCGTCCTCGCGGTCGTCGCGGCGGTCCGCCCGGACCTCGCGCGGACCGGGCCCGTCCTCGTCGCGACCCTCGGCCTGGTCGTCGTCACCTTCACCGGCATCTGGCACGGCGCCACCTCACCTGACGGGGCCGACCGGTGAGGGGGCAGGCCGACGACCCGCTGCCGCGGTCGGAGTTCATGCGCGAGTACCTGGGCGCTTGGGACGACGTCGACTGGTCCGAGCAGCGGCGCCGTGCGCGCGTCCTGGCCGACGCGCACCGCCGCCGCCGCATCGCGTGGTCGCTGATGACGCACCCGAAGGCTGACGTCATCGCCGACACCATGCCGACCGAGTACCGGCGGTGGGGCCGCGAGCAGTGCACCGCGAAGCACGGGCACGGGTACATCTGCGCGCGCCTCATCGGGCACACCGGCCGGCACGCGGCGGGCTCGACCGTTCGTGTGACGGCCGTGTGGTCGGACGGTGCCCGGTGAGCGGCCCGCGCGCCGTGACGGCGACCGAGGCGCTGCTCGCGCAGGCCGCCGCGGCGACGCCCGCTGAGGCGCTGGACGCGCAGCTCGCGCTGATCCGTACCGGCGGCGAGATGCTCAAGCCGCTCTACGTCGGCGTGCTCGTGACCGGCGACGGCACGGCCGGGCGGTTCCTGCTCGGCGGGTGGCGTGTCGACGCCCACGCGCAGGCTCGGCAGTCGCTCGCGTCGCGCTCTGGTGCGATCGAGTTCGCCCGCACCCAGGCCGCTGCGGCGGCCGCCGGGCACGTCGAGCACCGCCAGCTGCGCAACGGCCGGCAGGGCGCATCGCCCTCGTCGGTCGCGGTGGACGAGGCGGCAGCGTCGTGAGCGCCGCCGTCGCGCCGCCGGCCGTCGCCTGGCCGGACCAGCCGCTGCACGACGTGTCCGCGGCGCCCGCGGCCGCGTTCGTCGCGATCGTCTCGGCGATCCCCGCCGGGGCGCGGTTCTCGGTCAACGACATCCGCTCCGGCCTGGACGCGGCCAGCGTGCCGCTCAGGCACCGCCCGGGCCTGTTCCGACGTGCCTGCCGTGCCGGGCTGATCGAGCCGGTGCACCTCGCCCAGGGCGGGGTGACCGCCCCGTACCGGGTGCCGTCGACCGGCCCGTCTGCGCATCGCGCGCACGTGCAGGTCTACCGCCGCCTGCCCGACCCCGGGCGCGCGCCGTGACAGCGGCCCCGGGCGGCCCCATCGGGGGCGCGCGCACGTGCACGGCCTGCGGCGCCCCGATCGTCCTCGTGCCGGTGAACCGGAACGTCCCGGTCCGCCGCGACGAGCGCGGCCGGCGCCGCATCCCCCTCAACCCCGGAGCCTTCGACCCCGCCAGCCCCGTGCCGGCCTCACACGCCCTGTCCGCAGGGCGCCGCGAGTGCCGGCCCGTCACGGCCGCCGACCCGATCGCACCGCACGAGCACCTCGCACTGACCCACTTCGCGACCTGCCCGGCCAGGTCGCACGCCCGAACCGGAGGACCCCTCACATGACCAGCGACCACCGGCCGCCCACTCCCACTCCACCGGGAGCGTCTGCGCCTGCCGGGGCGGGTGCGGACCTAGTCGTCGTGCGCCGGCCCCGCGTGCCCGTTCGCCGGCTCGACGACGGCACCGTCCTCGCGGAGTGCCGCCACTGCCCGTGGACCATGCCCGGCGCGTTCCCCGCCGAGATCGAGCTGTACGTCTCCGCGCACCGCGACCAGCACCGCGCGGCGCCTGCCGCCGTGCTCCTCAGCACGCCGGGCGAGGGTCACGAGTCGGCCGCCGCGGTCCCGGTCCACCGCTTCCGTGCGGTCTGGCCGGTCGACGACCCGCAGGCGGCCCCGAGCGAGCTGCTGACGCAGGCGGCTGCCGACCTCGACGCGGTCGCGGGCCGGCACGCGCTGGCCGTCACGCACGCTGGCCCGCCCCGCCTCATGCCGGGCCGCGCCGTACCCGGCTCCGGCGGCGCTGCGCTCGTCGTCGTCATCGACGCGCTCGTCCAGCGACTGCGCGACGTCGCCACCGCCGACGAGGCTGCCGCCGCCCCGCGCGCGGCCCGCGCACGCGCCGCAGCCGGATGAGCGCGCCCGCGACCCGCGCCCGCGACCTCGTCGCAGATGCGATCCGCGACGCCCTCGCGCGGCGGGCGGTGATCCGCAGCGCGTTCGAGGACTACCTCGAGGCCCGGCTCGCCGCCGCCGAAGCCGACTGCCGGTCCGCCGGACTCCTCAACGCGCGCGGGCGCGCCGCCGGGATCGACCCGCGATCGCTCTTCTACGGCCCCGCCGTGCGCGTGGCCGCCTACGCCTCGCCCGAGCTGCGCGACTGGTTCGCCCAGAACGGCCGCCTCACCTACGCCGAGTTCGAGACCGCCCACCGAGAGGACTTGTGACCCGCATGACCCACCACCTGCCCACCCCGGTCACGTTCGCCGCGCCGCCGCCCCGCGACGAGGACGTCGAGGAGACGCGCGCGATCGTGCGCGTGCCTGGCGACGAGGCCTTCGTCTACGCCACGACCATCCCGCAAGACCCCGGCGAGCTCTACGTGAGCATCGAGACCCGCACCTCGCGGTCGCGGCTCGTCGTGCACGCTGCCGACACGGCTGCCGCGCTCGCAGTCCTCTCCCGGGCCAGCGCGCGCGCGGCCCGTAATCGGTTCCGGCGCGCGTACCTGGACCACGCGAAGCCCGCGGTGCCCGCCGCCGGCGCCCTCACCGAGGGGCAGGTCGAGGCGCTCGCGGCCGCGTCCTGGACCCGCCAGGCCGGCACGAGCGGTGTGCAGCTCGGCGCTGAGAAGTGGCACGAGCGGCACCGGCACTTCGTCCGCGCGGACGTCCTCGCCGCCGGCATCGAGATCGTCGAGGTGCCTCTCCTGCGTGAGCGGAAGGGCGAGTCGTGACGCCCCCGCGCTGGTTCGTCGCGCTCGTCGGGGGCGACCTCGACCACCGCGCGGTCCCGTGTGGGCGTTGCGGTCGGTGCTGCTGCCCGCGCCACCGCCGCGACCGGGTGGGCGGCAAGTGGTTCGCACCCGCCGAGGGCGGCTACCACGGCTGCTCGCCCGCCCGGGTGCGCCCCACCGTGCCGCCGGCGGCCGCGCGCCGCCCGGCCGTGACGCCGCCGCCTGCGGTGCCCCAGTCGCAGTACGGCCTCGACCTCGCGGACCCGCGTGTGGTGTGGATGCCGCCAGCGGACCCGGTGCGGCACCCCCACGACCTGCCGGACATGTTCCGCGTGCCGATGGGCACGGTCGCCCGCTGCTCTATCTGCGGCGCTACGTTCCGCCTGGGCACGGCCCCGGGCGGCGCCGGCTACACCTGGACCCCGGTGCGTCTCGGTGGCTGACCGCGACCCGATCGACTGGGCCCACACCCAGCGCGCCGAGCACGACCGCACGCTCAAGGCCAAGGCGCTCGCGGTCGCGGCCCGCGAGCTCGGCGTCCCCGCCGCCGGTCTCGTGGTCGGCGGCGGCGGGCGGCGGGCGGTGCGCCGGCACGCCGGGCTCGCGTCGGCGTCGGAGGAGACCTGGCACGCCGCGTCGCAGCTGCTCGCCGCCGACGCCCCGCCCGAGCGGCCCCGCCCGCGCGCGTGCGCCCGGTGCGGGCACGGCGAGCGGCCCGTGCGCCTGTACCTGTGCGGGTGGCGGTGCGACCCGTGCTCGCCCGCCGCGCTCGCGGGCTGCTCCGTCCCGGCCCCGCGCGCCGACCTGACCGCCGACGCGCTGCGCGCCCGCCGCGCCGCGGCGCTCGTCCCCGACCTGGACCCCGACCTGGCCACGGCCAAGGCCAGCACGCGGTCCGCGATCGAGCGCGGCCGCATCGCCGAGACCGCGCACCAGCGCCTGATCGCCCGCCGAGCACGGGAGGGAGGTGGACCACGTGTCTGAGAAGTGCCCGTCGTGCGACGGACCGATCAACCCCGGCACCGGCGAGTGCCGGTGCTCCGACTGAGTCACCCGAGGAGGCCCGGCACTCGTGTCCTGGCAGAAGAGCAGCGACGGCGCGGCGACGCACCCGAAGCTGATGAAGATCGACGCGCTGCCGGAGGCGGACGAGCGCCTGCTGAACGAGTGCCGGGGCTTCCTGTGGGCGCTGTCGACGCAGTCGGCCCAGCACGACACCGACTACTACGTCGAGGTCGGCACGGCCCGGATGATGGGCGGCGTCCGCTGGCGCGAGCTGGTCGAGGTCGCTGTCCGGGTGGGCCTGCTCACCGAGCACGAGGTCGACGGCCTGCGCGTGTTCAAGCTCGTCGAGGACGAGAACCTCTGGCACATCCGCTCGCGCGCCGAGAAGGAGTGGGCTGCGCAGCAGGCGAACGACGTGAAGGACCCGGCGATCAAGGTGCACGTGGTGCGCCGCGACGGCGATCAGTGCCGCTACTGCGGCGTGCTGACGCAGTGGCGCGGCCCGCGGCACCACGCGACCTTCACCCTCGATCACCGCGTGCCGGGGCAGGCGGGCACCGTCGCGACGATGGTCGTGGCGTGCTGGCGCTGCAACACCTCGCGCAGCAACAACCCCCAGTGGGACGACGACCACCCCCTGCGCCAGCCGCCGGCCCACCCCCGGTACGGGCGGTGGGCGGCGGAGTACTTGACCAACAACGGCTACCCGACGCGGCAGAACGTGCTGCGCGAGCTGGACGACGAGCGACCGGCGCCGGCCGCCGGCGCGGACCCCGCACCCTCGCGTGTGCGACCCGCGCCGAGCCAGGCCGCCGACCCCGCTCCGGCCGCCTCGCGCGCTGCTGCCGCTGACCCGGTGCCGGATGTCGAGTCCGAGTCGACTCCGACTCAGCCGCCCGCTACCCGGGGAGTGCCTCTGTCTGGGTCGGGTACGGGACGGGTCGGGTCACGGTCAGGTGGGGACGGGCAGGGCGCGGCGCAGCCGCCGCCCAGCCCGAGGCGTGCTCGACGTGGCCGCCGTGGGAAGAAGCGCCCCTCCAGCCCGCCCGTAGAGATCTGCCCCGTCCACGCCCTGCCTGACCCGTGCCCTACCTGCGACGACCAGCACGCCGAGATCCTTGGAGAGCCCCGATGACGATGACCGTTCCCGCCCCGACCTCGACGTCCGCCGTGGTGCGGGCACGTGTGCGCGAGCGCCTCGACGACCTGACCGAGCCGCAGGTCTCCACGACGGTGCGGTGGGTGCCGGGCGAGCCGGGTGGGCCTCTCGTGCGGCAGGAGGCACGGGTCCGGCTGCCGGGTCTGCTGGTGCAGCTGGCTCAGGGGGTGGCCGGGTCGACCGCGGGGCAGGGCTCGTCGGGCACGAAGGCCCGGCCGCCGGGGTCGCTCGCTGGGGTGGACACGCTGCGGGCGATCTCGCTCGAGGCGAAGCTCATCGCCGCCCGGGTGCTGGGCCGCATGGCCGCCGACGTCACCCCGGGTCTGCAGGTCGTCGTTCGCCCGCGCCGGCTCGGTGACGCGTTGGCGGTGATCCGGCGGTACCTCGACGACGTCGACCGCGAGCAGCTGCTCGACATCGACGCGGCCGTCCGCCGTTGGTGGTCGCACGCGAGGATCGTGACGACCTGGGATCGGCCCCCGCTCAGGCCGCACGTGCCGTGCCCCGCGTGCCGCAAGCGCGGTGACCTGCGCGTGGTCGACCAGCCACTCACGATGGTCTGCCTCGGCTGCGGTGCCGCGTGGGACGCCTCGACAGTGGCCGAGCTCGAAGCGGTCTACCGCCTCGCGTTCGCCGACCCGATCCCCGACCCGCCCGTCGAGTCCTTGCACGAGGAGCGCGCATCCGCGTAGTGTGCCGCTCGGTGGGTTCATCGTGCCCACGATCAAGGCCCAGTCGGATTCCGGCTGGGCCTTCGTGCTTCCCGGGGTGCACGAGCCCACGGGACGCAGGCCGCCCCGGACGCCGGCATGAGCCGCCCGGGTGCACGAGGTCAGCGGGGCGCGCCGTGGGGCGGCGCGCGTCATCGAACGGCGAGCGGCCCGCCGTCGCTGACCTCCTCACGAACTCCCCACCCGGCGCAGCGCACCCGGCACACACAGCAGCTCGCCGAGCACCTGGACCACAGCACGACCGCGCCCCGCTGACGGGCACCGGGTGGCGTGGCGACGGCGCCGGCACGTGCGACGAGCGGCCGACGAGACCTGCACGGGTGGGGACGAACGAAGAGAGGGGCCGCGATGTCCGATCGGTACGGCCCCGAGCACCGCGCCGTGCGCGCGGCATGGGCACCAGCCGTCGAGCGCGGCGAGGTCACGTGCGCGCGGTGCGGCCACCCGATCGCACCGGCCGCCGCATGGGACCTCGGGCACGTCGACGGCGGCCGGCCCGACGAGTACCAGGGGCCCGAGCACCGACGCTGCAACCGCGGGGCCGGCGCTCGGACCGCGAACCGACGTCGACGGCGCCACCCTCTCCCCCTCTCCGAGCGATGGTGACTCCCCCGCGTCGCGCGGTCGTCGTGCTGTGTGGGCCCCCGGGCGCTGGCAAGACGACCGCCGCTCGCGCGTCCGGGCTGACTGTGTACGACCGGGACGACGCCCGGTGGCGCTCCGACCGGGAGTTCGTCGCCGCGCTCGCCGCGCTCGGGCGAGACCGGTCGGCACGCGCGGTCGTGATCCGGACCGGCGCGACGTCCGCGGCCAGGCGTCGCACGGCGCGGCTGGTCCGCGCGACGCACGTGTACGTCGTGCTCGGCAGCGACCACGCGCACCGGATCAACCGGCGGCGTCGCGCCGACGCGGCTCGCACGGTCGCGGGCGTGCGCACCTGGTTCGCGCGGTTCGACCGCGCCGACCACGTGCAGCAGTTCCCCGGCTGGGAGCACGTCGAGCTGCCAGCCGCACCCGCGCCGCCGACCTCGGAGCCGTGGTGAGCGGCCCGTGCACTTGACCCGTTCTTTAAGAACGGGTCGTTGACCACTGCGCCCGGACCCGCATCTTCTCTCCCCGCACGTAGGAGCCGAGCGCTCGGACGCTCTGACCTGCGCTTTCAATGCAAAGAGATTGCAAAGGCGGTGAGGTGCGTGGGGACTCCACACGGGCGCCGGTGCGCGAACTGCGGCGGATCACTCGCTGGGAAGTCGCTCCGCGCGAGGTACTGCTCGTCGTCGTGCCGCGCGCGCGCCTCCGAGGCTGGCCGGTCCGCACGGCCACTGGAGCCGGTACCGGATGCGCCGGCTGATGCCCCGGACCCGCCCACGCCGCTGCACAGCGTTGTCGACGCCGTGCGCGCCGAGCTCGTGGCGGCCGGCCGCGAGACGTCCGCGCGCGGCGTGCTCGCTCTCGCGCTCGCGGCCCGCGTCGACCGCGGGCGCATGGAGACCGGCTCGTCCTTCGCGTCCCTGGCACGCGCGACGAGGGAGACCCTGGCCGACGCGCTGCGCGACGTCGAGCCGGAGGGAGACGAGCTCGACGACCTGAAGGAGCGCCGTGACGGCAAGCGCGGCCGCGCTCGCGGTACCGCCTGACTTCCACACCGCACCGGAGCGCCTGGAGACGCTCGGCCCCGAGGTGGGCGACCTGGCCCGGAGCGTGGGCTTCGCGCCGTACCCCGAGCAGCAGCTCGCGCTCGACGACACGTTCGCCCTCGACGACCGTGGTCGCTCGGCGGCGTTCGAGGTCGCGGTCGTGTGCGCGCGGCAGAACCTCAAGACGGGCTTCTTCAAGCAGGCCGCTCTCGGGTGGCTGTTCCTGCTCGACTTGCCGCTCATCGTCTGGTCGGCGCACGAGTTCGACACGGCGCAGGAGGCCTTCCGCGACATGGAGGCCCTCATCGAGGGCTCGGACATGCTGCGGCGCCGCGTGCGCAAGATCCACCGCGGCAACGGCGACGAGGCGATCGAGCTGCTGTCGGGCGCCCGGCTGAAGTTCAAGGCTCGGACGTCCGGCGGTGGCCGCGGTCTGACGGGTCACCGCGTCGTGCTCGACGAGGCGTTCGCGCTCAAGCCCGCCCACATGGGTGCGCTCCTGCCGACGCTGTCGGCGGTCCCTGACCCGCAGGTGCTCTACGGCTCCTCTGCGGGGCTCCTCGCGAGCGACATCCTGCGGGGTGTGCGCGACCGCGGCCGCGCGGGCGCGCCGTCGCTGGCGTACCTCGAGTGGTGCTCGCTGCGGCGCCCGTGCCTGTCCGAGACGTGCGCGCACATGCCCGGCACCGCCGGGTGCGTGCTCGACGACATCGAGCTGTGGCGGCACGCGAACCCCGTGCACGCACGCCGCGACCCCGACCTGCCCGTGGTGCGGATGCTGCGCGGGTCGCTGCCGCCCTCGGAGTTCATGCGCGAGTGCCTGGGCTGGTGGGACGACCCGGTAGGCGCAGGCTCCTCCGGCATCGACCCGGCGGACTGGGCTGCACGTGCCGACCCGACGTCGCGCCGCGCAGGCACGATCGCCCTCGGCATCGCGCAGAGCCCTGACCGGGCGACGGTGTCCATCGGGCTCGCGGGTCGTCGCGCTGACGGCGACGTCCACGTCGAGCTCATCGAGCACCGCCGCTCCTCGACAACCTGGGTGGCGCCGCGCGTGCGCGAGCTGGTCGACCGGCACGACGTCGCAGGCGTCCTCATCGACCCGATGTCCCCCGCCGCCGGGCTCGTCCCGGACCTCGAGCGCGAGGGCATCGAGGTCGAGGTCGTGCGCGTCGGCGACCTGGCGGCCGGCTGCGGCCGGGTCTTCGACGGGGTCAAGGCCGAGACCCTGCACCACATCGGCGGGCAGACCGAGCTGAACGCGGCCGTCGGCGCCGCCGGCGTGCGCCCGCTGCAGCGCGGCGGGTGGCTGTGGCGGCAGGTCGGCGAAGCACCCATCGAACCGCTGTGGGCGATCACGCTCGCGCTCGTCCAGCTCGGCGGGGACTACGACGTCATGGACTCGATCGGATGAGGAGGTACGAGGTGCTCACAGACCTCCTGGACCTGGCCGGGCTGCTGCTCGTCGTGGCGGCGCTCGCGGTCGCGGCGGCCGCCGTCGGGCTGTGGCTGGCGCTGGCCGTGGCGGGCCTCGGGCTGCTGGGCGTGTCGTGGCTCGTCGAGCCGTCCCGGAGTCCCCGCGCGAGGAGAGGGGGCCGGCGATGAGCCTGCTGCGACGCGGCGCCCGCGAGGCGAGCCTCGACGCGTACCTCGCGGCACGGGGCGTCGGGTCCCGTGCGGGCTCCTCCCGGTACGGGGAGCAGTCGGCGCTCAAGCACTCGGTCGTCTGGGGCGCCCAGCGCCTGCGGGCGGACCTGCTGTCCCTCATGCCCGTCGACGTGTACCGCACGCTCGCCGGCGTCCGGGTCGAGGCGCCCAAGCCGGCCGCGCTCGTGACGCCGTGGGAGATCGCCGAGGACCAGCCGATGAGCATCGGCGAGTGGGTGTGGGCCACGCAGGCTGCGCTCGACCGGACCGGCAACGCCGTCGGCATCGTGCACTCGCGCGACGGGCACAACCTGCCTGCGCGCATCGAGCCGGTCCACCCCGAACACGTCTCGTTCCGGGGCAAGGGCTCGACGATCACCGAGTACCGCATCGCCGGCGAGATCGTCGCGGCCAAGCACCTGTGGCACGAACGGCAGTACACCGTCGCGGGCATCCCCTGGGGGCTGTCACCGCTCGCACACGCGGCCCTGCAGCTCTCGGCCGGCATGGGGGCGCTGCAGTTCGCCGTCGACTGGTTCGAGAACGGCGCAGCACCGGCGGCCCACCTGAAGAACTCCCAGACGACGCTGAGCCCTGGACAGGCCGGGGAGATCCGCGCGCAGTTCGAGACGCAGGTCCGCAACGGCGGAACGTTCGTCTCCGGCAAGGACTGGTCGTACAACCCGATCGCGGCGAAGGCCTCGGAGGCCGCGTTCATCGAGCAGCAGGAGCAGTCCGACGTCGCGCTGTGCCGGTACCTCGGCGTGCCCGCCGACATGCTCGACGTCGCGACCGGAGCGACCGGGTCCCTCACCTACGCCAACATCTCCCAGCGCAACCTGCAGCTGCTCGTGATGAACCTCGGCGGCGCGGTCAAGCGCCGCGAGGAGGCCTTCGCACGCCTGGCCCCGGCCGGCTACTTCGTGAAGCTCAACCGGTCCGCGGTGCTCGCGATGGACGACAAGACCCGCGCCGAGGTCGTGAAGCTCCGCATCGACTCGCGGACCCTCACCCCGGACGAGGCGCGCGACCTCGAGGACCAGGCACCGCTGTCCGAGGACCAGTACCAGCAGTTCGACCGGCTGTGGCCGGCCCGGACGAACCAGCCGACGACCCAGGGCGGGGGGCAGTGATGGACGAGACCACGCAGCAGAGGATCGCGCACGCGGCCAAGGCCCGCGGCGAGCAGCTGCAGGCCGACCGCGGCGGCCGGCCCCGGCAGCGCCGCAGCGCTCCGCACGACGGCTCCCGGCCCATCGTGTCGGTGCGCTCGCGGTGCGAGCTGCGGGCAGCCGCGACCGACAGTTCGCTCCTGCACTTCGTCGGCGTCGCGTCGACCTACGAGCAGCCCTACGAGATGTACGACGCGTGGGGCCCGTACACCGAGGTCGTGACCGCCGGTGCGGGTTCGGCGTCGCTCGCCCGCGCCGACCTGGACGTGCCGCTGGTGCTGCAGCACCAGTCGCTGCGGCGGATCGCGCGCACGACCAACGGGACGCTGACGCTGGCCGAGGACGACGGCGGCCTGCACGTCGACGCACCCGCGCTCGACCCGGCCGACCCGGACGTCGCGTACATCGCGCCGAAGCTCGCGGCACGCCTCGTCGACGAGATGAGCTTCATGTTCCGGATCGTGCGCGGCGCGTGGTCGTCGGACTACACCGAGTACCGGATCCACGAGTACGACATCCACCGCGGCGACGTCGCGATCGTCGGCTACGGCGCGAACCCGTTCACGACGGGCGACCTCCGCTCGGCCCCGACGCCCGCCGTGGCGCGCGCGTCGGCCCCCATCCCCCACAGGTCGGAGTACCTGCGGCTCGCGACGTTCTAGGCGTCGCGTCCTTCCGCTGCTCGCACGAGGCGCGAGTGCGTGGCTGCGGCCACGCCCGCCCGTCGTCGACCGGCACGTCCCCGTGTCACGTCGACGCCCGACCTTCGGGCGGACAGGAGCAAGACCCCATGACCCTGAACGAGCTGATCGCGCGTCGCAAGCGCGACCTGAACAGCAAGATCCGCGAGTACAACGACCTCGTCGAGGAGCTCGACGCCGCCCGCGCCGGTGAGTCCCCGGACGCAGCCGTGGTCGACGCGCTGCGCGAGCGGAAGGCCGCGCTCGGCGAGGCGACCCGGTCCATGCAGGAGGACGTCGAGAAGCTCGAGCGTGAGCTCGACGCCGACGAGAAGGTCGCCGCGCGGCAGGCCGAGGTGACGGACGTCCCCGAGGCCCGTGAGGTCGCCGCGCGCGCGCCGGTGACCGTCACGTCCGAGAAGCGGACCTACAACGCCCACGAGGACCCCAAGGGGCTGCAGTTCGCCCTCGACGTGGCCCGGCAGTTCCAGTTCAACGACCCCGCGTCGTCCGAGCGCCTGGCCCGCCACATGAAGGAGGAGCGGGTCGAGCGCGGCGACAAGCTCGTCTCCCGTGCCGTCGGGACGTCGGCGTTCTCCGGGCTCACGGTCCCGCAGTACCTCGTCGACGAGTTCGCCCCCGCGGCGAAGGCGTCCCGCCCGTTCGCCGACGCGTGCCGCCCGCACGCGCTGCCGGCCAAGGGCATGACGCTGTCGATCGGCAAGGTCACGACGTCGACGTCCGTCGACAACCAGGCGTCGGAGAACGCGAACGTCTCCGAGACCGACATCGACGACAGCCTCATCCCGGTGCCGGTGCAGACCGCGGCCGGCTCCCAGACGATCTCCCGCCAGGCGATCGAGCGCGGCGAGGGCATCGAGGACACCACCATCGACGACCTCGTGCGCGGCTACGCGACCAACCTCGACAGCAAGCTGCTCAACCAGGTGACGACGGGCCTGTCCGCCGTCGCCGCGGCGATCGCCTACACCGACGGCACGCCCACGGCCACCGAGCTCTACCCGAAGCTGCTCGCCGGCCCGGCGGCCGTCGAGGCCCTGCTGCTCGACCAGGGCGTCGGCGACACGATCGCGGTCATGCACTCGCGGCGCTGGTACTGGCTGCAGTCGCAGCTGACGTCGACGTGGCCGCTGTTCGGGCAGCCCGGCGTCGCCGCGCAGCTCGGCGGCGTCAACTACGCCGAGCGGTACGGCGCCGGCTTCCGCGGGGTCCTGCCCTCGGGCACGCCGGTCATCGTCGACAACAACATCGGCACCGCCTTCGGCGCCGGGACGAACGAGGACGAGATCTACTTCGGCGGCCAGAGCGAGTTCCACCTCTGGGAGGACCCCGCGGCCCCGATGCTGATCCGCGCCGAGCAGCCCAAGGCGAAGTCGCTGGGCGTCGACCTCGTGGTCTACGGGTACTTCGCGTACCTGTTCACCCGCCGCGTCCACGCGCAGAAGGTCGCCGGCACCGGCCTGGTGACGCCCGTCTTCTGACGTCACCCACCAGCGCAGGGCCCGCCGCCCCGCGGGCCCTGCGCTGCCCCCCGCACGACACCGCACACCATGACCGAGGAGGTGGCCCGTGGCCACGACCGACCGGGAGCAGGCCGCGCAGGCGCGCGCCGCCGCGCTCAAGAACCAGACCGCCCAGTTCATCGAGGCCCTGCGCGTCGAGCGCGACGGGTACGTCGTCCGCGGGCTGCCCGACCGCGTCGCCGCCGTCGAGGAGCAGCTGCGCCTGCGCGGCGCCGAGGTGTCCGCTCCCGACCCGGGCGGCGACTCTGCGGACGGCGACGAGACCGAGGGCGACAGGACCGAGGGCGACAGGACGGAGGGTGACCGCACGCCCGCCGGCGCGCCGGGCGACGACGAGGCGGCTCCCAAGGGTCGCGGGCGCACCCGACGCGCGGCCCCGGCGGGCGACGACCCGCAGGCCTGATCGTGCCCACGCCCGAGCAGATCGCCGCGCTGATCGAGTACGTCGGCGCGCACGACTCGGAGGCCGACGAGGCGCTCGCCGGCCGCAAGTACGACGAGGCCGCCGCGCTCGTCGACCGGTACATCGGCGCCGGGTACGCCCACCTCGTGCCGGCCACGGTCCGTGACGAGCAGGTGCTCGAAGTGGCGTCGAAGCTGTGGCAGCGGCGCCTCGCCCCGAACGGCGACGCGACCTACAACACCCTCGACGGTGCGCCGACGCCCGCCCCGCGCGACCCCATGGCCGCGGCGTACCCCGTGCTCGACCGGTTCCTGCCTGGCGGCTTCGCCTGATGGGCGCCATCAGCGCGTTCCGCGCCGACCTCAAGGCCGCGCTCACCGAGAAGGTCACGACCGGCGGCCGCCCGCTCGAGGTGCACGACGTGCTGCCCGAGCGGTTCACGCCGCCCGCACTGCTGCTGCAGCCCGACGACCCGTGGATCACGACCGAGGGGCGCCCCACGGGGATCGGCGACGTCGCGTTCGACGTCGTGCTCATCGCCGGACGAGCGACCAGCACCGTGCAGGTCGAGGAGCTCGAAGCCCTCCTCGAGCAGGCGATCGACGCGCTCGCGGCCCCCGAGCACGACTGGGTCCTCGGGGCGACGAGCGCGCCGTTCGACCTGCAGCTCGCCGCCGGGACGTTCCTGGCGGTGCGCGTCAGCACCACCCGGGTGCGCCCGATCACCACGACCTGACAGGAGCCTCCATGGCCAGCATCACGCCCACCGTGAACCCGCTCGTCCTGAAGAACGTCGACCTCATCATCGACGCCGGCGATGACGACCTGAACTTCAAGAAGCACATCGACCAGTGCACCTACACCCCCGCGTCGTCGCAGGCGACGTGGACGTCGCTGGCGGGAGAGACGTTCACCGACGCCGCCACGGCCACGTGGACGCTCGTGCTCAACTACGTCCAGGACTGGGAGACGACCGACTCCCTGTCGCGGTTCCTGTTCGAGCACGAGGGCGAGACCGTCGGGGTGACGTTCAAGCCGCGCACGGGCTCGGGCCCGTCGTTCACCTCGACGGCGACGATCGTGCCTGGCGCGATCGGTGGCACGGTCAACGCGTTCGCGACCACGTCGGTCACGCTCGGGTCGACCAAGCCGGCGCTCGTCCCCGCGGGCTGATCGGCGACCTGTGCCGGTCCGTGTCACGCCCGCCTCCCGCGCCCATCTGGACGCGGTGAGGCGGGCGTTCCGCGCCCTCCCGAAGGATCTGCGCAACGCGATCCGACGCGAGCAGCGATCCCAGGTCGGGCCGATCTGGCGCGAGGAGATGGCGGCGTCGCTGGCGCGCACGAGCGTCCCCGCGCGCGCCCTGCGCCCGCAGCAGCGGGTGTTCCGGACGGGGACCCGGGTCAAGGCCGGGCTGCCCATGTACCTGGTCGCGGGGGCGTCGACGCGGACGATGCGCGGCGGCGGGCTTCCGGTCGACCTCGACGCGCCCTACGAGTTCGGGTCGAACCGCCGCTCGAACTACACCCGGTACAACCGGCGCAGCAAGAACGGCACGCCGCACACCGTGACGCGACGCGCGGGGCTCCAGCTCCCGCCCCGGCAGTCCAACGGGTACGTCGTCTACCCCGCCCTCGCCCGGGCCCTGCCCCGCGTCATCGGGACGTGGGTGCATGCCGTGAACCAGCGCATCGAGCGCGCGATCGACGGGAGCTGACGTGGGCAAGCCCATCGAGATCAAGGTCGACGGCGACACGTCCGGCGTCGAGCGGTCCGTCGACAGCGCGACGGACTCCCTCGACAAGTTCGGCACGTTCGTCGAGAACGTCGGTGACGACGCGAAGGCCACCGGCCGCAAGATCGAGGACGCGTTCGACCAGGCCGGTGACGAGGTCAAGGACACCGCGAAGAAGATCGATCGCGACCTGACCAAGGCGCTCGACGACGTCGAGAAGAAGGCCCGTGGGGCCGGCGACAAGACGAGCCGATCGCTGAAGAAGTCGTTCGACGACGCCGGCGAGGGCGCCGAGGAGTTCAGGGACGAGGCCAACAGCACCGCGAAGGAGTCCGCGGCCTCGTTCGACGGCACTGCCGACTCGATCACCGACGCCTTCCAGGAGATCGCGGCGAACGCCTTCGCTGGCTTCGGCCCCGCCGGGGCTGCGGCGGGCCTCGCGATCGCGCTCGGCATCGGCGTCGGCACCGCGGCTCTGCAGCAGTCCGCCGAGGAAGCGGCGGCCACCAAGGAACGGATCATCGACCTCGCCGACAAGGTCCGTGAGGCCGACGGCGACATCACGGCCCTGGACTGGGGGCAGGTGTTCCGCGACTTCGGCAACGAGATCGCGGACCCGAAGTCGTGGTTCGAGCCCTGGCAGAAGGCGTCCCGCACGAACTTCGAGCTCCTCATCGAGGACGCGAAGCGGGCGGGCGTCGAGTACGCCGACCTGTTCCAGGGCATGGCCGGCGACCAGGACGCCGCGACGCGTTCCCTCGATACGCTGAACGAGAAGCTCGGCGCGGAGCGCCGCGCCCTCGACGAGGCCATGGACGCGGCGGGCCGCGGCGAGGAGGTCCGGGGCCGCTCGGCGAACGCGATCGCCAGCGAGGTCGAGTTCCTTGAGAAGCTCACCTCTCGCCTGCAGGAGTCGTCGGGTCTGACGGACGAGGCGCTCGAGTACGAGCGGCTGATGCGTGAGGCCTACGAGGACTCGGCCGCGGGGATCGCGGAGAAGAACGAGGCGCTGCGCGAGCAGCAGGAGCTCACGCGCGACGCGATCTCGTCCGAGCTGGACTACCTCGACGCGATCGAAGACCAGACCGCGAAGCTCAAGGAGAACGCCGAGGGCGGTTTCGACAAGAACACCGCGGCCGGCCGCGAGAACCTGCGCGCGCTCGGTGAGATCGCCGACGCGGCGAACGAGTACGCCGACTCCCTCGCCGACGTCGACGGCGACCAGGTCCGTGCCAACGAGACCATCGCTGCCGGGCGAGACCGGCTCATCGAGGCGGCCGAGCAGCTCGGCATGTCCCGTGAGGAAGCCGAGCGGTACGCCGACTCGCTCGGGCTCATCCCACGCGAGGTCGCGACGACGGCGCGCGCGGAGACCGGCGAGGCCGAGCGGAAGCTGAACGACGCGGCGAGGCACCGGTACGTGCCGATGCGCGGCAACTTCGACAACGCGGACGCCGAGCGGCAGATCAACAAGACGACGTCGAAGACGTTCTACGTCGAGGTGACCCCTCGCGTGGGGAACATGAGGGGGGTCTGACGTGCCTGCTGCCCTGACCGCGACCGCGCTGCCCGACCTTGCCGCGGTGCGACTGAGCCTGTCCGCGTCGGCCGAGCTGCAGGTGCTCGCCGACGACGACTGGTCGACGGCGTCGCTCGAGCAGGCGGAGGCCGCGGCGCTCGCATGGGCCTCGTCGGGGAACGCCAAGATGGTCGGCGCCGACGACGGGCTGCGGCTGCGCGACCGGTCGGACGAGATGGTCGTCGCGGACGACTACGAGGCGTCCACGGGGGCGGCCTCGTGGGGCCGGGTGTCCTCGTCCGTCGCCGGCGCGCAGCCGACCGTCGTCATCGCACCGGGGTCGTCTGGGACGCGGTGCGTCGCGTTCTGGGGCGCTGCCGCCGGGTCCGCTGGCGCGGGCGTGTGGGACCGGACCGTCTACGGGCTGACGCCGGGCGTGACGTACACGGTGCGCGCACGGGTGTCGCGGCTGCCGAGCCGCAGAGCCGGGACGTTCACGTTCGGCGTCGGCGGGATCGGCGCGACCGACCCGGCGCCGATCTCGACCGTGTGGACGCTCGTGGAGTACACGTTCACCGCGACGTCGATCAGCCACAACGTGCGCCTGACCCACACGTACACCGCGGGGTCCGGCGAAGGCATCGTGCAGCTCGATGACCTGACCGTGACGACCGCCGGCGCGCCGGAGTACCTGCCGCGCCTCGACGGCGTCGGGTACGTCGAGCGGTCGTTCTCCGACCTCGTCGTGGGCCGGGAGTACGCGGTGGGGGCGTGGCTTGAGACGCGGGGCCCGGTGGACGGCTTCACGGTGGAGTTCACGGTCGACACCGTCGTGCACCGCGTCACGCAGGACCTCACGCGCATGGCGAAGGGCGACAGCGCCGAGCGGACGCCCGTGTGGTTCACGTTCACCGCCACCGCTTCGAGCGTGACGCTGCGGATCCGGCCCATGCCTACGCCGGGCACGGTGACGGGCGCCGGCCAGTGGGTCACCCTCAAGGCCCTGGACGTGCGCTGGGTAGGCGGGCCGGCCGCCCTCGCGCTGACGTTCCGCATGTCCGACACGGCGAACTGGACGCCGGGAGGCACCGCCCCCACGGGCCTGGTCCGCACGATGACGACGGTCGGGGTCGGCGTGCTCGCTGTGCACCCCTACGCCTGGCCGCACCTCGTCCTGACCGCCGCGATCGGGTCCGGCACGACCGTCGTGACGGTGGGTGCCGGCACGCAGTGGGCGCGCCGGACGATCCCGGGGCTCTCCCCCGGGCGGCGGTACCGGGTGCTCGTAGCGTGCGAGGCCTCCACCGCCGGTGCGGTCGGAGCATCGCTGCGCACGACGGTCGGGGTGACCGGTCTCGTCGAGTCTGCCCCGTCGACGGGGCGGTGGGCCGTCGTCGAGTTCCTCGCGACGTCCACCTCGCACGAGCTGTTCGTGAAGATCGCGGACGCGGCGACCGTGCAGGAGTCGACGATGTCGACGGCGTCGCTCCGGGTGCACTACGTGCGCGTCGTCGACACGTTCGCCGACCTGACCGACACCTACGAGCTGCGCTCCCTGACCCGCGCCGACGTCAACGGGCGCGCCGCCGTGCGCCGCCTGGCGGGCCAGGACATCGAGGGCGGGTCCCTGATCGTGTCGGACTACGAGCCAGCCCTGACCGGGCTCGTGGTGTACGAGGCGCTCGTGCGCGACACCGACGCCGGGACCGACGAGCTGGTGTCGGCGTCGGTCGACCTCACGGGGATGCTCTCCGTCCCCGTGCTCGCGCCGGCCACGCTGCCGCAGCACGGCAGGCGGCCGCTGATGGTCACCAACGTCTACGAGGCGTCCAGGCGCTCGCTGGCGACCGTGCATGAGGTCGTCGGTCGTCCGGACCCGCTCGTCACGCTGGGGCGTCTGCGGACCCGCGAGGGCTCGTTCGAGGTGCTCGTTCGGGACTACCCGTCGGCGGTCGAGCTGCTGCAGGTCTACGAGCGGGGCGAGGTCGTGCTGCTCCGGGACCCGACCGTGCCGGGCGTGGACATGTACCACGTCGTGGCCGGGCGGCTGCGGTTGAGCCCGTCCGGGCGCCGGTGGGTCCTGCAGGTCGACTACGTCGAGGTCGCGCGTCCCACGGGCCCGCTCCTCGGCGGGCTCGGCTGGACGTTCGACGAGGCGTTCGAGCAGCTCGCGTCGTTCGACGTCGCGCGCGCGGCGTTCCCGTCGTTCAACGACTACACGGTGGGTCCCTCGTGACGGCGCCGTTCGCGTCGGCGTGGGCGGGTCGACTGGGCCAGCCGCTCGAGCACGTTGTGCAGGTCGAGGCGTGGGACACCGGGTGGTCGGCGCCGGTCGTGCTGGACGTGGAGTCGGGCACGCTGACCTACGACGAGACGACGTACCCCTACGCGCAGGCCGAGATGACGCTGCGCGTCCCGCCCGAGCAGGACGTGCTGAACCTGCTGGACCCTCGGCGGGGCGTGCAGATCCGCGTCACCCTCGGGTACCGGGCACCCGGTGCGGGGGCCGAGACTCACCGCGTCGCGGCCCTGGTCCTGTGGTCTCGGACCGTGGACCGTCCCGCGAACCGCGTGCAGCTCGTGGCCCGGTCGGCGGAGTCGAAGGTCCTCACGTGGATGCCCGTGGGCTCGGAGTCGAAGACCTTCACCGCCGACGACGACGCGGGCCCCGCGATCGCCGAGCTGATCCGGTGGGCCATCCCGGGCGCCGTCGTGAGGAACGACCTGCCGCGCGGGCAGCAGTTCGTCACCGGCGCCGACACCCTCGTCGTCGGCATCGGGGACTCGGTCATGTCCGCGGCCTACGACATCGCGAACCGGGCGGGGGACGCGTGGGTCTACGAGGACGGCCTCGGCACGTGGGTGCTGCGCGAGCGGCCCGCGCTGGCCGGCCAAGCGGCCGCCGTGCTCAAGGTGGGCCCGGGCGGATCGATCACGTCCTCGTCCGCGGTGCTCTCGCTCGAGGACTTCGCGAACGTCGTCGTCGTTGAGTACCGCTGGTACGACGGCGAGCAGCAGACCCGGCGCGGGTGGGCGCAGGTCGCGTCCGGGCCGTTCTCCGTCGCGGCGGTCGGGCGGCGCGTGTACGTCGAGCGCCGGGAGTACAAGGGCTCGGCCGCCGAGGCGCAGGCCGCAGCCCGGTCCATCGTGCGCCGCACCGTCACCCGTGGCCGGGCGCTGCGGGTCGAGTCCGCGGCGGCCGCGTACTGGCTCCGCCCGGGCCACACGGTCACCGTCGCGCTGCCTTCGGGACCACAGGAACGCCACCTGGTGCAGGCCGTGCAGTTCGACCTCGCGGGCAGCGGCGTCATGAACGTGACCACGCGCCTGCCCGAGACCTTCACCATCGAGACAGGAGCCTGACGCCATGGCTGGAAGCACCCTCAACCTCGGGCTGCCGTACCCGTCTGGGCCGGACGCGAACGACGTCCCGTACTGGATGCAGGCGCAGGCGGAGGCCCTCGACACGTTGCTCGGCGCGGCGTGGCAGTCGTACACGCCGGTCCTGACGGCGACCACGACGGACCCGAGCCTGGGGTCGGGGACGAACTACGTCCAGGTCGGCCGGGTCCTCAAGGTCGGCCGTCACGTGCAGTACCGGGGAAGCCTCCGCTTCGGCGCGTCGGGAGCGGTCGGCGGAGCCGGCACCTACCGCGTCAGCCTCCCGTACCCTCCGCGGCTCGGGTCGATCCTCCTCGGCGGGGTCGGAGCCGTCGTGGACAACTCCGCGGGCGACTACTACGGGTGCGCGTGGCTGCTGCAGAACGTCGAGTACATGGAGGGCCGTGTCTTCGGCAGCGGGACCCTGACCGCGACGTCGCCCTTCACGTTCACGACGAACGACTGGCTCAACTGGAACATCACCTACGAGACGGACTCGTGATGGGTGGGCTCTGGGCTCCTGACTCGCGGGCCTGCCAGGGCTGCGGAGCGATCGTCTCCGACGCCCTCCGGACCGCGCACGAGGCGTTCCACGCTCGCGTCGAGCGCCCCACCGAAGAGACCGAGAACGCCGGCGCCTGACCGGCCACCGCACTCGCCCACCCCAGCCCCGCCACCGCCTGGTGAGCGGGGCTTCGTCATGCCCCGAGGAGGAGCAGATGAGCACGACCATCGCGAGCCCGAACAAGTACGCGGGCCGGATCGAGCCGGTCGAGGTGATCGTCGTCCACACGATGGAGGCGCCCGAGACCGCGCAGACGGCGGAGAACATCGCCCGGTACTTCGCGCGCCCGACCACGCGCGCGTCGGCGCACCTGTGCGTCGACAACGACTCGGTCGTGCGGTGCGTCCCCGACGCCGACACCGCGTGGGCCGCGCCGGGCGCGAACGCGAACGGGCTGCAGCTCGAGCTCGCGGGGTACGCCCGGCAGACCCCGGCCGAGTGGGACGACGCGTACTCCCGTGCGCAGCTCGCGCTCGCGGCCAGCGAGGCTGCGGCGTGGGCCCGCAAGTACGGCATCCCGGTGCGCCGCCTGTCGGTCGCCGAGCTGCGCGCCGGCGCCAAGGGCTTCGTCGCGCACGACGACGTGTCCAAGGCCTTCGGGAAGTCGACCCACTGGGACCCGGGTCCGCACTTCCCCTGGGCGCGGTTCCTCTCGCTGGTCTCCGCGAACCTCGGCGGGCCCGCGGTCGCGGCGCCGGCGGCGCCCGCCGCGCCTGCCAAGCCGGCGCCGAGCGGGCTGACGGTCGACGGGAAGTGGGGGCCGGCCACCACCCGGGCCCTGCAGGCACGGTTCGGCACGACCGTCGACGGTGTCATCTCCCACCAGTGGCGCGACCGGTCCACGACCGCCATCCCGTCTGCGCAGTTCGACACCACCAAGCGCGGGTCGCAGCTCGTGCGCGCCATGCAGAAGTGGCTCGGTGGCCTGACCGTCGACGGGCTCCTCGGCACCCGGACCATCACCGCGCTGCAGCGGCGCCTCGGCACCCCCGTCGACGGCGTCATCTCCCCGGTCTCCTCGGCCGTGAAGGAGATGCAGCGCCGCCTCAACGCCGGGTCCCTGTGACGACGCCCGCACCCGTCCCCGGGGCGCCGTGGTGGGCGAACGTCCTGCTCACCGTGCTCTCGATCGGGCTGGCGGCGTGGGTGTCGAACCGCCCGGCCCGCCGCGACGCGCGCGCGTCACGTGAGCTCGCCGCCACGGCCGCCGAGCAGGCGACCGTGGCGGCCGCGCACGCCGCCGTGGCGGCGGCCGAGACGTCCCCGAACCACGGGGGGTCGCTCAAGGACTCCTCGACCCGCACCGAAGGCGGCGTGCGGGACCTGCAGGTCTCCGTCGCAGCCATCGCCCGGGACATAGGCGGGCTGCGCGCAGAGATCCGCACCGAGCGCGACGAGCGTCGCGACGTCGCCAAGCGCGTCGACGACGTCGCCGGCCGTGTCGACGACGTCGCGACGCGCGTCGACGACGTCGGCACCCGCCTCACCCAGCACGTGACCGACTGCCCATCTCGAGCCTGAGGAGACGCCATGACCACCCACGCCGACACCCGCGAGAGCCTCGCCCTGTCCGAGCGCGTCGTCGCGCTGCTGCGCACCGCCGTCCCCGCCCTGTGGGGCACCCTCAGCGCCTGGGCCCTGGCCCAGATCGCCGGCGTCCTGCCGCCCGTCCTCGCGGACCCGCTCGCGGCCGCGCTCGGGTCCGACGTCGTCGCGGCCGTCGTCGTCGCGGCGGTCATCGCCGCCTGGTACGCGGCGTGGCGGTGGGCCGAACCGCACGTGCCCGAGTGGCTCGTGCGCGTCGTCCTCGGCTCGGCACGCACCCCGTCCTACGCGCTGACACCCGCGCGCCTGCTCGACGACGGCGCGGTCGACATCGCGTTCCTGTCGGCGTCGGCCCGCTCGACCCTGCACGAGCTGCGCGACGCACTCGCTGGCCTGGACGAGGACGACCCGCTGGTCGAGGCGCTCGACCACGTCCTGCAGGCCTGAGGCGTGGAGCCCTGCGCGCACCGGTGCGACGTCGTGCAGCGGCTCGTGCGACGGGCAGGACGCGCCGAAGGTGCTGCCCCTGACGTCGTGCGCCTCTCCGAGGGTCTCGCGGTGCCGTTCGTGCCCGCGGACATCCCGCCCTCACCTCGGCCAGCGGCGTGCACGAGGTGCGCGTCGCTGGCCGCTGAGCACCTGCCGGCGCTGCGCGCCGCCGGCCGTCCCGTTGGACCCGACGACTGACCAGGAGCACCGGATGCTGAACCACCGTCTCGACGGCGTGCCCGTGTGGGCCGTCCTCATGAAGGCCCCGGGCGACCTGCCCGAGGACGGGACCATCGAGTTCGTCGTCACCGACCGCCTGACCCGTGTCGACGGGCGGGTCCTGTACCCCGCCGGCGCGCGGGTCGAGGTGACGATCGGCGACACCACGGCGCAGGACGCAACGATCCGCTCGGCCGTGCGTGCTGCGTGGCGGGCCGTCGACGCCGCCGAGCAGGGCGACGCGTTCGACGGGGTTGCCTGGGACACCTGGTGGGACACGAAGGTCGTCCCCGCAGGCGTGTTCACGTGGTTCCCCGCCGTCGACGACCCCGACGTCGTCCAGGCCGGCTCCCTGCAGGTGCAGGTGCGCGAGCGGCTCGGCTCGCGCCGGGGCCGGGAGTACGTCATCGAGCCGCGCCTGTCGCACCTGGACCTGCCGATCCCGGGTGTGAACCTCGCCACCGTCGAGGTCCCGCCCGAGACGGCCGTCCCCTCGCCGGTGTACGCCAAGGGGATCGCCGGCGGCGTTGCCTCCCTCGACGCGGCGGGCAAGGTCCCGATGGACCAGCTGCCGCCCGACGTCGGCGGCGTCCTCGGCGACGGCGCGGTCTCGACGGCCGAGCTCGCGGACGCGGCCGTCACGCCGGCGAAGATCGCCGCCGGGTACGAGCTGCTCACCGCGACGCAGGCCGCGAAGGTCGCCGCGCTGCCGTCGGACGCGCAGTCCGGCGCGCAGGTGACCGCCGCGGTGTCCGCGGCGATCGCGACCGTGCTCGCCACCGCGCCGGCCACGCTCGACACCCTCAACGAGCTCGCCACTGCCCTCGGGAACGACCCCGCGTTCGCGGCGACGATGGCGGCCGAGCTCGCGGCCCGCGCGTCGAAGGCCGACGCGCTGGGCGTGCGCTTCAAGACGTCAGGAGGGGCGTGGCCGCCACGGCCCGCCGGGTACGTGCGCGTGCTGTCCGTGGGCGCCGACCCGTCGCCGGAGGACCAGGACCCCGGTGACCTGCGGATGATCCCGGCATGAGCCCGCGCGCGGAGGTGTGGGAGGTCTCCACCGACGCCGAGTACCGCACCCGGCGGGGCCGCCCTCCGGTCTTCCTGGGCGACCGCTTCGAGTCCGGCATCACCGAGCCCGACACCACGAACGTCGGCGCCAGGACGGGGCGCTTCGACCCCGACGAGCCCCTCGTCGACCTCGTCGTCGGCGACGGCACCGGCGTGCTGCAGTCCACCGTGCTCGGCGAGGAGTGGCACAACCGCCGCATCATCGGCCGCTGGAAGCGCGGCGCCCCAGGGCAGAAGCTCGTGAACTGCGAGCTCACGACCCCCGAGGTCAAGCCGCCGTGGACCCAAGGCCTGGACTACGTCCTGATCGACTGCACGTCCACCCAGGGCGCCGGCACCGGTGAGCCGACCCTGCTCGACCACGTCACCATCAACCCCCGGTCCCGCTGGGTCGACCTCTACGGCGTCAAGGGCGGATGGTTCCGCCTCTCGCGCTCGCGGATCACGGGCACGGTCGACGGGTTCATGACGTTCAGGTGGGACACGTGGGTCATCGACTCGCTGATCCACGGACTCGTCCGCTACGCGGACGACACCCCTCGCCACGTCGACGGCACCCACAACGACGGCGGCCAGGACCAGGGTGGCAACGAGGTGTGGATCACGGGCACGAAGATCGACGTCGAGCAGCCGCTGAACGGCTCGCTGCTCGGCGTGCTCGTGACGGCCGACTACGCAGTCCCCAAGGGCTTCCACCTCACCGACTCCTGGCTCCTCGGCGGCTCCGTGCCCGTGAACTACGCGCTCGCCGCGCAGCCCACGCAGCCCGTCATCGAGATCGTCCGCAACCGCATCCGCCTCGGGCAGAAGGACTACGGCGGCGCGGTCCCCCGCGCCCACGTCATGATCCCGTCCTCGTCGCGCACCCACGCACTGACCACGATCGCCGACAACGTCGACTACGACACCGGCGCGCCGATCATCATCAAGAACGGGTGACCCATGCTGAACCGCTTCGCCGGCACGCCCGGCGCCGCGATCACCGCCGCAGCATCCGCCGCCGGCGGTGACGCGTTCTCCCAGATGAACCCGACAACGCCGACCGGGGTGCTCACGTTCTCGAACGAGCTCGTGAACCCCTTCACGGGTGGCACCGTCGCGAAGGTCGTCGCCGACGCGACGACCGCGGCGGAGGCCCGCTGGAACACCGCCGACGCCGTTGCAGGTGCGTCGCAGGTCGTCTACTGGGCGACGGGTGTGCCGACGACCGCGCCGTCCGACGACCAGGCGATCCGCGGCACCCGGCAGAACGCCGGCATCCGGCACCACATCGGCGGGCAGGTCCGCGTGCTCAACCTGGGCACCGAGATCGGCACGACCGCGAACTGGCCCGGCATCACCGGCGAGTGGGTCGTGCGCGACCTCGTCGTCGTCGAGGGCGCGGACGCCACGAGCGGCACCGTCAAGGCCCGCCTGCGGCGCCTCGCGGACCTCACGACGGTCGTCGCGTCCTACGCGTCCGCGACCCGTGACGCGGGCATCGTGGGCGTCGACGTCATCAACTCGTTCCGGTTCGGCAAGCTCACGGCCGGGGCCGTCCTGCCGGCCATGTACCTCGCGCAGGTCCAGGCCGTCGCCGGCGCGACGGACTGGCTGCCCGACCCTGGCACCAACGTCATCCCGGTCGCCTCGCTGACAGCGAACGTCACCGGGCCCGTCGAGCCCGGCACGACGGTCACGCTCACGCTGGCGGACTCCGACCCGGACGGCACGATCACCACCCGCACCCTGACCCAGGTTGCCGGCCCCACGGCCGCGCCCGTCGGCGCCGGTGCCGCGCGCACCGTGCTCGCGCCGTACACCCTCGCCGGAACCACCCTCGCCTACGCGTACACCGTCGTCGACGACGACGGCGCGACGTCCGCTCCCGCGTCGGTCTCGATCGACGTCCTGCCCGCGACCGAGCGCATCGTCGTGATGGGTGGGCCGACGCCCGTCGAAGTCCCTGGGTACCTCGCGACAGCATGATGCCCGAAGACGACGAGCCCCCTCCCTGCCTCGAGGCAGGGAGGGGGCTCGTCGTCGTTCACGGCGGTCGCTACGCGCCCTCGGACGACATGGACCGCGCACGGGGCTGCGGGGCAGACACGGCGCCCGCTGCGCGATCGGCGTGCTGCACGAGCCGGTGCACGCCGATCAGGAACAGCACGAGGCCCACGAGCACCGCCGCGGCCGCGACGAACATGAAGAAGGCGGGCCCGCTGGCCTCGGCCGTGTACGAGGACATCGCGGATGAGTAGGCCGATGCTGCGAGACCGAACGCCGCTCCACCGCCGAGCTGCAGGCCGAGGCCCGACGTCACGAACCCCGCCGCTGCCTGCGGCGCCACCTTCAACTCTGCAGGATCTGTCATGCGTCCGAGCATGGCCCAGCCGATCTCACCCGTGCAGGCGTTCACCGGGTGACATCCAGGCCCGCGACTACACCAAACGGGCTGACCCAAGGCACGGGCGGCAGCAGCAGATGGAGCGGTCGACCCGGCATTACCACAGGGGGCCGACACGCAGGTACCTACCTGCGGCCAGATCTGGCACACTCGCAAGGTGACGACCCATCCCCAGGGACTCGAAGACTCCGTGCAGGTGCGCCTTCGGTGGCCCCAGTCCGCCGCTGCCGACGCCGTGCTCGTCAACCAGGCTGCGATCGTCGACGGTGCGGGCACCGGCGAGGGCGCTGCTGAGGCCGGTCTCTACCTGATGCTCGGCCACGTGGCTCCGCCTCTGTTCCAGGGCGAGGACGCTGCGCGCGCCTTTGTCGAGGGCGCCCCCGGGCTTGAGGTCGATGTCCGCGGAGCGTACTATCTTCCGCTCGTCCGGGCGATCGAGTTGCACAACCTGCTTGGTGCCCACCTCGCGATGCGAGGCCTCCGGCCTCAGGCGCCGACGGTCCCGGGCATAGGGGGATGAGGATGAGCGTTACGTACATGCAGCGCGTGGCGGCGACGACCGCGACCGCCGCCGTCGCGATCCTTGCTCCGACGTCGGGCGTTCTCACCCTGCCGCAGCTCTTCAGGCATGAGCAGCATCGACCGATGGGGAGCGACGAGTACCCGAATGAGATTCCCCTTGCCTTTCCGAAGGAGGTAACCGTACCCATGTTGGCACGCTTCTCCTCGGCGAGTGCGGGATCATCCGCGACCGACGCTCTGGACTACGACGAGGACGTGCGCGCGGCCGTGTCCCGGCTCTGGGCGGAGGACTGGGACAGCGACGAAGACGCGGTCTACGACTCGTGGTAACCGGAAGACCGGTTCCGAACCCGTCACTCTTCCCTGCGCGCCCGCCGGCGATTGCGCCTGGCACCGTTGCGCTTGTGGATTTTCCCTTCTCATCCGCTGAGCCGAGCGGGAGCCAGTACAAGCGGCGGCCCGCCCTGGTCCTCAACGCGGTCGGCAGCGGTGCCGACGAAGCCATCGTGTTCGTGATGGTCACAGGCAGCGCGGCCAGATTGGCCAGCCCGTCGGCCTCCGACATCCCGGTTCGGGACTGGCAAGCGGTAGGACTCGCCAGGGAGTCCGTGGTGCGAACCCGGCGAATCTGGACCGGTCAGAAGCGGGACGTGGTTCGGGCGATCGGACGTTTTGACGCCGCGACACTTGAACTTGTTCGCGACATGGTTGTCGACTTGGTCTCCCCGCAACTCGCACCGAAGTCCGACCCGGCCTAGACGGAAGCGCCGCCTCGACGAATCACCCCCTCCCCGCCAGCGGCGAAGAGGGGGTGATTTCTCCTTGTCAGGGTCGGTCCGCGAAGGGCGACGCGAGAGTCGACGACGACGGCATGCGAGCGTCGCCTCAGCCCCGCTGCCGCGGCGAGGGCGCCGCGGCGGAGCGAGCGTCGGACGCCGGGCGCCCGAGACCGGCGCACGCTTCTCAGCGGTCGAAGGACATCGTGTACGTGTTCGGCTGGACGACGATGGACTCAGGCTTGATCGTCGACGGGTCGCCTCCGTGCGCGAGCACGGTTGCGGCAGCGAACTCCTGCAGAGCGTCCCGCTGTGCCGCAACACGCTCTACGGCGGCGGCCGGGATGCGCCAGTCGCGCCCCACCCGCCGGCCGGGCAGCGACCCGGACGCCAGGCGCTGGCGGATGGCCTGCTGGGTGACGCGAAGGCGCTTGGCGGCCTGCGGGACGGACAAGTCCTCGTCGTCCTCGGCCAGACCTGCGCGGCGGTCGAACTCCTCGGTCGTCATGACCTGCAGGGACTGCGGCGTCCCGCCGGCTGCCGCGACCACGGCCAGCGCGGTCGTCGCGGCCTGGGCCAGGGTCTCGGCGGGCAGGGTGACGATGGCCTCGACGGTGCCGCGCCGGGTCCCGGCGAGCACCGCGTGATACCCGGCCAGGGCCTTCAGGATCGCGTCCGCGTCGTTCTCGACGTCGACGCGACCGACGTCGACGACCGCGTTGAAGCTCGTGCTCATCGGGTGTTCCTCTCGTGGGTGGGGCTGGTGGACGATGGACCCGGGGCGGGAGCCAGTTGCCTTGGCTCCCGCCCCTTCCCGCTACCTCTTCGGCGGCCAGGCGAACCCTGCCCGCCGAAGCGCGGCGATCAGGTTCCTGATCCCCCGGTGGTCGCTCGACGTCGACGCGGCCTGCGTGACGAAGACGCCGTCCCGGTAGACCATCGGGTGCCCGGTCTTGCTGACCCGGACCTCGAAGCCCTGGCGCTCCGCCTCGCGGAGGACCTTGCGGGTGTCCTTGTCCATCATCCCTCCTTCCTGTTGTTCGAACAAGAGAAGGCTACCGCCAGGCTTGCGCTAGCGCAAGCCTGGCGGCGGAAGAGGGCGCATCCGGGCACAGCGACACGGCCCACCAACGGATGTCGGACCCCGCCCGCACCCTGAACCCATGGCCCACCCCGCCGCCGGCACCTGGTACGCACGCCTCGCCGTCAACACCGGCGAACCCCGCGACCAACGCCCCGTCGACCCACCCGCGCCCGCGCTCGCGGACGTCGAGCTCTACGACGGCACCCACGCCCTGCTCGAGGTCGACGTCGTCGCGGCCGCCCGCGGCCTGGTGTGCATCGCCCAGCCGATCGACGGCCGGGGCCCGTGGTTCGCGTGGGTGGCGGCCGCTGACGTGCGTCCGCGACCTAACGTTCGGGGCGCGTGA